AATGGCAAAAGCTTTTTGGTTCAAATCGGCTGGGAGTTTTTTCTTTATCATACCTTGAGTATACCAGAGCGGTATCGCATGTCAAGAGGGGCAGGTTTCAAACTGACCCACTACCCGAATTTAAAGTTAAGCTAGATGGGGACTTGTCGGAGGTTGATGCAGGTACTTTAATAAGTTCATTAATAGGTATTTCAACAGCAGTTCAAGAGATAAATAAAGAATTACGTAAAGTCCCATTAATAGGTAGTGGGAAACGAAAAGTTCATTTTATGATATAATACTTGCATAAATCATCATGATTGTCTATTATTTGTTTAAGGAGGAAATTCCATGTCCAATCAAGGCGCTTTAGCGTTAAGAGTATTGTTTCTTAAAAGGGGATATTTTTGGGTAGCTCAATGCTTAGAATATGACATTGTAGCACAAGGAAAGACTCAAAAAGAAGCACAAGAAGCGTTCGAGAGAGTTTTTGTGTCTAATATTATTATTAACTTAGAGGCAGGCATAGTCGCTCTGTCACAATTTAAAAAAGCCCCTCAAGAATTTTTTGATATGTTTGAACAATCGGAACAACTCATGCCAGGTAAGAATATATTTGATAATTTTACAGACTTGCCTACAAAAATGCCTTCTTATCAAATACCAGAAAGAAGGATTTGCGGTTGATGGATAGTATTCATTATATTGATAGCTCTCTCACCTTAGGACAATTCATAGATATAGCAAAGCAATATGGATTAAAGTTAAAAGAAAAACCAAACAAACTAATATCACCCAGTGGCAAAAGTTATCCAGTTAAATATTTAGAGCGTGTAATTGACGATGGACCGACAATAATGTCCGCTCTCCCCGAATTAGATTTTTATGCTCCTCTAGATTTTTATACCCTCAGGCAACTATGTAGTATTTTTGGGCTGCCTATGAAAAGTTTTTGTTTTACCTGTGCAATGTAGTTATTATTCCTCTAGAGCTTTTCTTGTTCTTATCTCTTGATATCCTGTTGCTTCATCGACTAAAGCAATAATTCCTATTCGGGCAAATCCCCTTACCAGTATCTCCGCTTGTTTTGCGATAGGCAGTTGTTGCTTTGCAAGAATTCCTTCCGACCTAGCAGATAGATAAACATCACACAAAGAAGGTAGTATAGTGGCATTATAGCCTTTTACAATGCGCCCGTTTCTGTTTTTATATTCTATCTGCATGAGCTCACCCTTCAAGTCCTCATCAATAAAGGGCTGTAGGTTGTTCGCATCAATAAAACTGGGCATGTTGGGCACCCTTGTTTCACTCTTTGCTCTGCCGCGTTTTGTTCTCTCGAAAGCCCTATAGATAGCGTTTCTTGATATTATCCGGGTATCATTATCGAGGACCGCACAGTCTATTTCTTTATTTCCAATATTTAAAGTACCCTGACATACCGCTTCCGGCTTTTTCTCTTCCATTAGAATATCCCCACGGCTCTTTGTAAGGTTAAAGCAAAGACATCATCATTCTTGCGATTGTTGAAACGGTAACAGAATTCATCAATGTACTTATTGAGATGCTTCACGCTTACCTTATGGAATTGACCAACCAATCCTCTTTTAAGGATAGACCAAAAACATTCGATGGTATTGGTGTGAATCTCACCAAACACATACCATTGTTGATGATTAATAGTCTTATGCTCAATTATAGAGGACATTGTGAGATAACCCTTGTATTCGTCGGTCATTAGAGTAGAATTCTCTGTATCGATGTTCTCCCGACACCTTTCCCGATCCTTTCCAGACCGGGCGTCAAGCACCTCATAAAGGCCGATTGGGCGTCATGCACCTCTGTATTTGATTGTGGTTTATTATCCCGTTTGTTTTGCAGCTTCCAGATCCAATTCGTTGATAGTGGAACAATTACGACAGACGTTCAGAATCGAGCCTTTAATCAATGTCACGATGTATTGGATTTTTTTAAAGCGGATGGATACCCGGTGATCTTTGATGATCCCGATCAAATTTCCGCAACTGCTGCAACGCCATTCTTTTTCCATGATTTCTCCCGGATGAATTAGGGTGAATCCGTTATCCGGTCTTAAGCATAGAAAATAGTGAGGGACAATGGATGGACAGCTGAAGGACAGAGTGAGGGACAAACAGTATTTATTGATATATCAATAGGATAGGGTGTACAAAAAAATGGCCGCATAAAAACGGCCATATAGTGAGGGACAATGGATGGACAGCTGAAGGACAGAGTGAGGGACAAACAGTATTTATTGATATATCAATAGGATAGGGTGTACAAAAAAATGGCCGCATAAAAACGGCCATGGTGTGGGGGTATATCTTTTCGGGTTTTTTACAAACTATGGTCGGTGGGAAGGATCAGGCAGTAAGAGATTTCGTCGGGGTTGAACTTGTAAATCTTCTTGCTCCGGGAATTTCTTAAAAATCTTTATTAAGTTCATGGTTTCACGTGGCAGTCTTCCGGCTCTCAATTCACTATAATCAAAACTGTCCCAGTGTCGGCACATAAATTTCGTATTAATCGTCACCCTGGCCTTATTGAACCTCAACATATCTTAAGAGTGGTTCAATTTAATGAAGACTGGATAGAGAGAGTTTTTTAGTTATGTGCGTAAAGTATATAACTCCCCAAAATAGTTACGTTTACTAAGGGAAAAAAACTACAGAAAGCATTGCAGTGGTTCAGGACATATAATGCTATCATAAAAAGCTTCTCCATAAAAGAATGTACTGAATGCAGTAATTGCCGAAGAGATTACTGCATGAAATTATATATTTGACATATATCGTAATAATAGATAAAATTAAGATGGATATGGTGTGATTAATAAATAGAAAGATAAAAAAATGAGAGACATAAAAAAAATAATAATACATTGCTCTGCTACTCCAAACGGAAGGCATGAAACCGTCCAGGATATAGATAGATGGCACAAGGAACGGGGCTGGATGGGGATAGGATACCATTACGTTGTTACGGTTAATGGGGTGGGTGAAAAGGGAAGACAAAGAGAATTAATAGGCGCTCATTGCAAAGGTCATAACAAAGATTCGATAGGTATATGCCTGGTCGGTACAGATAAATTCACACGAGGGCAATGGTTAATTATTCGTGGTATGATCAGGCAGTTAGAAGTAGAATACAAAGGGTGTAGGATACATGGGCATAATGAACTCAACCAGAACAAGACATGTCCGGGATTCAGCGTCAAAGACTGGCTGAGGGGTGATAAAGAACCTTTGGAAAACCATTTGTTGTCACTGGAACCATAAAGGGTAACGGAATTATCCCTTAACGTACAGTAATAAAGGAATAAATTATGGAAAACGTTGAACAGCAGAACGAACCATCAATAATCGAAACTGAATCAGAAAAAATACGCCTAAGAGATGCGAGCTTGTTGTCAAAAGTAGATATTATTATTGAATCTCTAGAGGTTGAATTAAAAGCTTTAAAACAATACCAAGCATACAAAAGGGAAGTTCTGTCCGGCAATAAAATATTGATAGATACGCCGTCTAAATATAGTGATATTGTCTCGGACTAAAACGAGACAGTATCAAGCAATGATTTTGCTTTTGCTACAGCCTTTTCTTTTAGTTTGTCAATAGATAGACTTTCATTGCCATTATCTTTGTTTATAAAAACAGACACAGTCAGTTCTTTATTCTCCACTCTATCACAAAAAGAGAATTCAACTTTAATACGAGAGTCAATGAATTTAAATGAGCTTAACTTAAGAACGTTATTCGAAGGCATGTTGTTACTATAACTTGTTTGTGACATAACAATCTCCTTTTATGAAGGTAAGATTATTGTGATATTTTAGCATATTTGATACCCTCTTTGTTAACTATAACATGGAGGGGGTTATGATAGAAGATAAAGCAAAAGATGTTCACTGGACAATTAATTATATAAAAACCAATTGGATCATAATGATGCAAATACCCGAAATCCTTATTGGGTTGCCTGTTTTATCTTGGTTGGCCGCTAGGTATTATTATAAAGGTCTCATAGACTCAAAAGCTCATTTACTTGAAGATAGAGAAAAAGAAGTCAAATTACTAGAAAAGAAAAAGACCGACTTGGAAACTAATTTAGAATCAGGAAACGGTAAAATAAAAAAGTTAGAGAGCCAATTGAAAAGGAAAGAGGAAGCTTCCTCAGGAAACCAAGAATCTACTCTTGTAGTGGAAAAAGAACCATTACCAATAACCATCAAAATAGAGCATAAACTAATTTCTATTTCCCTTCCTGAAAAACAAACGGAACAATGGGATGTCTTTAGTATTGTATTGTGTAATATCTCAACAAAACCCATTAATAATGTGACTGTAGAGTTTGTTGATTTCTATCATGAAGTGACAAAATCAATTCCTCGTGGATTTAGTAAGAACATACCATTCCCGCTAATCTCAAATGTGGTAGTAAGTACAAAAACACCAAAAACAATACCGTTGGTATCATTAAAAAAAAGATCAAGCCCCTATGTATCTCCTGATATTTATATTGGGGGTGTGGGAAGTGGAAAACCGGATGCAGAATTAAGGAATCCTGCTATTATGTTAGTTAACATTACAAGACCTGACTATCCGGATGAAATTTTGTCGGCAACAATAAGAATTCAGTTCATAAGGAATCAAAATTCTTTTGACCCAAATGTTGAAATATTAGAAACGGGGCTTAAATGAAGGAAAAGCTTAATAAGAAATTTATAAAACGGATTGACTTAAAACAAGATCAAAAATATTAGAGTTTTCGCGGTTGTTCCAGCGAAAGCAGAATTCATTAACATAAAGTTGGAGATAATCAACAGATACATGATGGTAAAGGATAATTCCGAAGGGTAATCATGCCAGATCAAGACGTTGTCAGATCCGACCTGTGTGCAGAAAAACATTTTGGTCTAAATGTTCAGGTAAAAGACCTCAAAAAACAAATAGAAGGGCTAGAAAAATGGATAAAAACAGTTGAGAAGAAATATAATGCAATGTTACTGTTGTTAATATCAAACCTAGCGGGAGTAATAGTTCTTCTATATAAAGGATAACCATATATGAGCAATTTCAGTTACATGACTGGATTAATGATGGCGTTTCTCTCGGCTAGAGAAAGAAAACATCTTCCCGGTAATGTTCTTGGTCGGAGGGGGATGTACAAAAGGTATGATTTTAAAAAGGCTAAAGCAAGGCGGAAAATAGCTAGGAATAGCAGAAGGATTAATAAGAAATAGTCGCAATCCCTTTTTGCTCCTTTTTGAGATGGACGAAACAAATATGACATTATTCATTAAGAAAAGTATTGTAAGTTATTTTATCAAATATTATAATAGTTTAACAGATACATGCCGGTGTTGTGGATAGGTAAGGATATGAAAAAATCAATTGCTAATATTGTTAAGACTATAAAAATATCAGAACTAAAACCTGCAAAGTATAACCCTCGTCAGATATCCGAAGAGGCGTTAGCTGGGCTTACAACTAGTATGAAGGAATTCGGCTGTGTTCAGCCAATTATCTGGAATGAACAAACCGGCAATGTCGTCGGTGGCCATCAGCGGTTAAAAGTATTAGAAGCCGAGGGAGCCAGTGATACTGAAGTTGTTGTAGTCGATCTTTCCCTTGAAAAAGAAAAAGCGCTCAATGTCGCACTGAACAGTAAATATATCTCTGGTGACTGGACGGCAGGTCTAGGGGTGATCCTCAATGAAATCAAGGAAGATACACCCAGTCTATTCGAAAACCTTAATTTTGATGCATTATTTGACGATGTACCGGAGATTCCCGAACCGGTTATCAATGGTAATACCGATCCCGATGCGGTACCGGGCGCACCCGAAGAAACCGCAATCAAGACAGGGGATCTAGTGAGGCTTGGGAACCATAAAATACTCTGTGGTGATTCCACCAAGAAAGACGATGTTGATATGCTGATGGCGGGGCGTCAAATTGATTGTGCTATTGTTGATCCGCCATACGGTGTGTCGTATACGACAAAGAATAAGTTTTTAAACGAAATCGACAACGGAAGCAGAAATCAAAAAGATATCGAACTAGATCATGGAACAACGAAGGAAACCGCCGCTTTTTGGGCGTTACTTTTTAATCTAATATCATACTACCTAAACGATTATTCGAGTTATTATATTTTCGGATCATCAACACAGATATATGAGCTTATAGAAGAAATGGGAACAGCTAAAATACCAATGCGCCATATTCTGATCTGGGCAAAGAACAACCATGTACTGGGGCGGTGCGACTATAATTATCAACATGAATTGATACTGTTCGGGTGGAAGAACCGCCACAGATTTTATGGTGAGGGCACGCACAAGACATCTGTTTGGAACGTCGATAAACCGCAAAAGAATGATCTACATCCAACCATGAAGCCAGTCGAGTTAATTGAAAATGCAATTTTAAACAGCACAAAAAAAGAAATGATAGTAGCCGATTTTTGTTTGGGGTCTGGGACGGTTTTGATCGCCTGTGAATCTACAAACCGAATATGCTACGGGATAGAGATTGACCCCGGCTACGTCCAGGTATCAGCCCAGCGCTGGATTGATTTCACTGGCAGGCCGGAGGATGTAACTTTTTACAGAGACGGGAAAGAATACTCATGGGAAGAATTAGCTGGTGATTAATTCAATTCCAAGGTAGTCGAAAATTATTTGTAAATTCTTGGTTGAAAGATTATCATTATGAGAAAGGAAGTGGGAAAACTGCCCCTGGTTTATTCCCAGATCCTTGCACAGGCGGTATTGAGAGATACCCTGATCCTCTAAGGCTTTTTTTATGATCTTATTAAATTTCATCGGCAAAAACCTCTATCTCAATAATCTTAAGATTCTAAAATTGTGCCCGTGATAACCAATTTATTATCAATCCAGTCCTGGTTGAATTCAATCGCGGGATTGTCATGACCTCTCATCCCTGCGCTATTGCCACATCCACAACCATTTATTCCGCAAAGTACTTTACCTGCACGTTTTACTTGTCCTGCTGATAATTCAAAGTCTTTGGGGTTAACTCTTACTTCTGTGTTATGAAAGTCGTTCTTTAGGGTAATCATGGCATTTTCTCCTTGTTTTGAGCGGATAACCGATCGTTTAGCACAGTCTGAAATTTCATCGTTTTCTTGAATTACTTGATCATTAGAACGTTTCATTTTCTTTTCTCCTTCTATTTTTCTTTGTTTTTTTGAACTTTTTACCTCCCGTCTGAGGTTCCAGCTTCTGCTCCTTTTTAAATAATTTCATTTTTTGCTCCTTTTATTTGTGTTTCCCTACTCTTTATACAATGAGTATACCAATAATATTAGAATACGTCAAGTACTATTATAAAGAAATGTTAAATGAAATTAAAATAAGGTGAAGTCGACTCTAAAAGGGATTGTGATCAAAGATTACAACTTCACCTGTTACTGGTGAGGAATAACTGAGTTTAAGAGCCTTACCGTGTAGAGCATGTGCCACCTTAAGGTATAACCATACTGGCGCATTACCGGATAGAATAATATCATTACCCTCACCAGCAAAATTATTAGCTATCTGAATATATTTATCCAATTCCACTATTTTGGCCTTTTCAGAGAATAGCGTGGAAAGTTCTAAGACAATTCCCGCATCTCCAGTGTCAGCGGGAGCGCCCGGCGGGAGGGCTTCGGACATAATCTTTTCAACCTCGGTGACGTCCTCCGGGTAGATCTTTTTGTAGATGGCTGGGCGGGAACTTTTTATAAGCTTTTCCATTTTCTGCTCCTTTTTATTATAATTGGCGGCTCCTTGTGAGGCCGCTAGTCTTCTTAGTATCTTTCCTCGGTTCCAGCGATTGCCAGTTTAAAATACATAAAAGAGCATACTAAGCATATGCCTCCTATTAAACCCAAAAATGGGCAATCAGTAGATAATGGAATTGAAAACGAAAGAAAACCGATAACCCCTGCTAAAAAAAATAATTTCATTTTCTGCTCCTTTTTAAATAATTTCATTGTTTGCTCCTTTTTAAATAGTGCAGCCGCGATGAAAAAAATCAATTCCTCTTTTTTCCATCTTCTTGGCTATGCTCCAAGTCCCGCAAAAACTGCATTGTGCTTTCTCGTTCGGATTGTAAACTATTTCTGTTTCAATCTTGCGATAGCTCAAACATTCTCCCTTACCAGAGGACCTGGTGGTCTCAATCATTTTTTGCCATAGGGCCTTATTAAGATTACCGAATTTTTCGGTGATTACCTTCTCTATGTTTCCTTCCGGCCTTCTTACTGTTATTTCTATTTTCATTGTTTTCTCCTTTTATTTGTGTTTCCCTACTCTTTATACATTGAGTATACCAATAATATTAGAATACGTCAAGTACTATTATAAAGAAATGTTAAAAGAAATTAAAATAAATGGTATAATTGATCTTGAAGGTGAGGATAGTGAAGCCTTCTCGTTCCCTTGTTTTGCCTTCAAAATCAATGCAAAACACATACTTTGAGTCAATTATTAGGGTTATAACCTTCAAACTTCACTAAATTGCCTTCAAAAACTATCGTACTGCCTTCACAGGCTGGAATGCGGGAGCCAGTTAACTGCTAATGAGGTGTAGGGCAGCTTTGATAAGGGAGAGTGGATATGGCAGATGATAAAAAGAAGAATAAAAGTCGCAAGAAGTCTAAAAAACGGATTAGCACTAAAGAACAAAAAAAGCGGTTAATTATTGAATACATTGCCGATCTTGACAATGGAAACCTTAAAACAACTGACATAGCAAGTCATATAAATCTAGGAATTCGACAAACACTGAGGTACCTAACCCCAGAATTATGGATAGAAGCATTAAAGATCAGGAGAGAAAAATACTCAAAGTTGTCCGTTGTAGTCGACATGGCTTTGGCAAGAAAAGCCGCGAATGGTGATGTCGCAGCAGCAAGATTATTTTATGAGAAGTTCGAGAATTTTAGTAATTCTTTTAAACATAAGATTGACGTAACAAAAAGAACCGAGATGACTTTCCAAGAAGGGATCAAAAAGGTGAGGGATAGATTAAATAATGACCCCGAAGAGAAGGAAAGATTGTTGGACGAATTGAAGGGGGAGGAAGGATAGAAACATAACAAACCCGATGTAATGCTTTTCCACACACACAATATACCAAATCAAGAAGCGAAAACACAACGTAACATTTTCGCAAAATTGAAGATCGTGTAGAATAATAAAAGAGTTAATAAACTACACCAACCAAAAGATATTATTACAGGAAAAACGGCAGCATTACTTTTAATAATTAGCTCTACATCATCTGGAGAATAACGAGCCATAAAAACAGTTAGCCAACAAAAAATTGGCAGACAAATAAAAAACATCTTATTCATTCCTCGATCTCCCTGTTTTGCCGGGTTTGAGTTTTATTATATCCTCTACCGTAAAAAACCAATGGCCACCTATCTTTTTCCCCACATCTCTTGATGTAGCGATGGCCCTGATTCGCCGGGTGCCAACCTTATAAATTCCTGCTAAATCGGTTGTCGTAAAAAGACCTGTCATTGTATTCCTCCTTTTCCCATGGTATTCCCTCCTTTGTTTTGGTTTAAAATTTCTCTTTAATAATGAGCGCGGCGCTTGTTTGGCGATTGTCGATCCACCACCGAGACTCTTCGACCTGATCTATTTCATTTTCTAATTCTGTCACTATTTCCTGTGCTCTTACCATTCGCGGGTCGGATTTATCGGAGTCGGTGATTTTCCCTTTTAATGCTTCCAAACTTCTAGAAAAATCAGAACGGATTGTTTCGGCCCATGCTATTTGTTTTTCTGATCCCGTTAACTTTGTCATTGCCCATCTCCTTTGTATTGGTTACCCTTAACCTTATATTTAAAGTATACCTCAAGCGGTATACTTTGTCAAGCGTTTCTTGAAGATAAATTAAAAAAATATTGCACTGTCTCTACGGATTGGTATAATATAGGTGTATTGGTTGTCCGGTGGGTGCCCAAACTATTATATAAATTGCGCCTCCGGGCGCTTCAGGCCCTGATGGGAATCCCTAGCCGGACAACTTCCTGTCAGGGCTATTTTGTTGAAGAGGGGAGTTGAAATGAGAGAAATACTATTTCGCGGTATAGCTTTGGATACGAGGGAATGGGTTTATGGGTCTTTCTTGCGTATGGCGAGAAAGTCGGTAATTTACGTGCCGAAATTGAGCGGAGATGGTGCATATCTTCATGACGAACAGGCCGACGAAAGGGCGAATGATGAGGCATGATACTATAATAAACATTAAGGAACTATCAGCAAAAATTAAAGAAAAGCGGTTAGCAGAAAAGATATCTTTGCGGGATGCTGCTATTGATTCAGGCGTTAGTTTCTCAACTATAGCACGGATCGAGAGAATGGAAGGTATGCCAGATATTGCAACGATAATTAAACTTTGCGAATGGATCGGCAAGGAAACAAGCCACTTATTACAAGACTATCCTGTCAGTGCACACATACATCATTATAATAAATTAGACGAGATAACAGCGAACGCATTAAAACAATTAATTACTGTTGTGACCAAAAACTTGACTAACATCAACGAGTTAGGTATTAATAATCTATAATGACAGAAGATGCCTACGCAGGACTGGCGAGCAGTTCTTTGTGCGCCTTTACAAAATACGCTTCAAACTTTCAGATACCGATGCATTCACGGTATTTATCAAATATAATTGATAATGCACTGAAAGATATGAATGATATTAGTAAGAGGCATGAGAAACATAAAATAATAATGGTTGGTGGCCCGCCACGCCATGGCAAGACAGAGCTTACGTGCTGTCATGGCAGTGCTTGGATATTAGGCAATTTTCCGACAAAGAGGATTATTATAGCAGCTTATCAATCAAGGTTAGCCGAAAAACATTCAAGGAAAGCACGGGGATTATTCAAAGAACATGCCCCATTTTTGTGGGGATCTTATCCCAGTGAAGACACTTTCGCAGGTTCAGATTGGGAAACGTCGCTGGGTGGTGGTGTAAAATCTGTGGGTATAGAATCGGGTGCATCTGGATTCGGTGCTGATATTCTATTGATAGATGACTATCACAAAGATTCGCTATCGGCGGAATCGCAATTACAACGGGATAATGTATGGGATTGGTGGGAGTCGGCGGCATTACACAGAATACATCCGGGCGGGTTTGTTGTAATTTACGCCACCAGGTGGCATGATGATGATCTATGTGGAAGGTTGTTAAAACAAGAACAAGAGTTAGGAGAAGATTGTCCCTTTAACATAATCAACATAAAATTACCGGCCATAGCAGAAGAAAACGATATTCTTGGCAGAAAACCGGGTGAGGCATTATGGCCCTGGTGAAGAATGAATCCGCATTAAATAATATAAAAAACGCGATAGCTCCCTATGTTTGGAGCGCATTATTCCAAGCTAACCCCGTAATAAGGGGAGGGACGCTCTTTAAATCTGATCATTTCAGATATTATGAAATAGATCCACGGACGTATGATTTCCTGTGCTGGCGAAAAGATGAAGAAAAACCGATCAGGATAAAAAGAAAATCTATAACTAGGCATGTATATGTTGATCCGGCTATCGAGATAAAGAAGACAAATGATCCCACCGGTATGCTTGCATGGGGTTATTGCAGGACTAACAGAATATGGTTGCTGCTGGATAGAATTAATGATAGGATAGAACATAGGAAAGTCCATGAAGAAATATTGAAGTTTGCTTTTAAGAACGATTGCACTGAGGTAGGAATAGAAAACGAAAAGCTCGGAAAGGTATTAGTCAAGCAAAGCGAGGGCAAGGATTCGTATGGGGGAAAGAGAATACCTTTCAAAGAGATTCCCACGGGGGGACTGGATAAGTACGCCAGGGCAACGCCTATGGCTAATTATTGCGAGAACGAGAGAGTCTTTTTCCCTAAGAACGCACATTGGTTATCTGAATTCGAGACGCGGCTTATAACATTCCCAAATGCGGCACATGACGAGGATGTGGATTGTACCTCTATGGCGGATAGGCTGGAAGTTAAAAGAACAATGCTAGATATTTTCTCGGAGAATAAATGATGGACGAAGAAGTCAAGAAAGATTCTTTTTTAAAAGCATTCTCTAAATATGCGGTAAAAAAGTACGACAATTGGCAAAATAGTGTATCGGGTTTTGGTGGAAACAATGACCCGATGTCACTAACATCTTTCCAGACACCAAACTCCTTTTTTATTGATCATGTTACTCTTGCTTATATGTATCGCACGGATTGGTTGACGAGAAGGATTGTCAATATTTTACCAAATGATGCAACTAGCAAGGGCATAAAATTTAATACCGAAGATCCCAATATAGTTGGTTATATTAATGATTCTATAGATAAATTTAATATAATGGAAACCTTTAACGAGGCATTGATTGACTCTAGGTTATTTGGCGGATCAATTGTAATTATCGGAGCAATCGACGGTGAAGACATATCCCAGCCTTTAAACGAAAACAATATAAGAGATATAACCCATTTTACAAAGCTAGATCGTCATCAAGTTCATATTGTTGGCACAAACTCGAATCCACTAGAATTAAACTTTGGTCAGCCAGAACTTTATTCTTTGCAACCCATTACAGGGCATAGTGGGTTTGCCGCATTCTTAAAACAATTAACTAAATTATTCGAAAATAACAAGATTATCCATGCATCCAGGGTAATAAAGTTTGACGGACCTTACACCCCCGATTTGATTAAGGTTCATAATGGTGGATGGAATGATTCTCTAATAATAAATATCAATGCCATGCTTAAGAGGTATGGCTCTTCAATTCAAAGTATATCCGCCATATTACAGGATTTTGTGTTGAAGATATTGAAGACGAAGGGTTTAGCGGATAAAATATGCAATGAAGACGCAAAAACAGCAATTGAGGGCAGGCTTGCATTATTTGCCAAAAGCATGTCGTCAATTGGCATTGCATTGGTCGACATGGAAGACGAGGATTTCGAAAAGAAACAATCTCCCGTGTCCGGTCTAAGTAATCTTCATGATAAAATTATAGAGGATGTTTGTGGTGCAGCAGAAACCCCACGGTCAAGATTATTCTCTCAGCAAATGGGAAAGATGGCGGGGGCGACGGAAGAGACAAGGAGGTATTTTGATACAGCAACAGCATTCCAAAACAAGCACTTGTCCGATCCAATGGCAAGAACGTTAACGCTGTTGCTGCTAAACAAGAATTCTGTTACAAGAGGAAAAATACCTAAAGACTGGACTTATTCTTTCAATTCCCTTTGGGAACCAGATGAAAAGACTAAAGAAGAAACCAAGCGTATAACAGCAGAATCTGATAAAATATATATAGAAAACAGTGTTGTCTCGCCAGAAGAAGTTGCAAAAAGTAGATTTCCAAAATCTGGCTATTCAAATGAAACTATAAACATTGACTTTGAATTACGAAAAGAGTTTGATCTATTAGACGAACCTGATGAGGATCAATAAGAATGGATTATTTTACTATAAACCTTGATGATTGTAACCATGATACTATAGATCATATTGCTAGTGTGTATTCATTTAATTTTGTTACAAAAGAAAAAAAATATGGTATTTTTATTGCGGGTAAGAATGTTGAAATAAATAGAAGAAAAAAAGAATATTTGGATAGATCATTAGATGATTCCATAACCGATGTATTGAATAGACCAATATTATATTGTTGATTTTATTTTTAAAAGGAGATAAACAACATGGCTGAACTTGATTTTGTAACCTCTATCGTTGGTGTAAGCAGTCCAATACAACTCAAAACGCCCCAAGTGCATAATGCAGAGCAGTTGATTGTCCGGATGAACTGGGAAACCGTTTTAGTTGGCGTCACGAAGCTTGCAGCACCAACAGTAATTCACTTGCAAGGCAGTCCCGATGGTGCCGGAGTAATATCTGGCGTGGCTACCCCTATTGCTGGTGATGGTGCCGTAATCCCTGCTACGCTTGCAGTAGGTTCTACAGCTGAAAAGGTAGCCTTTGGAGCATTCCCTTTTAGGATCAACGGCGTCAATTACAATAAAGCAGCTGATGCGGTTGGTGTAGTTTTTACAGCCGTCCACAAAATTGCAGCAAGTAAATTCGGTTGTATTGCAATAAATATAAATGCTGCCGGAACTATAAATACACAGATCAATAGTACGGCCCAGACCGACACGCTTTCGTTTGATAACGTAGAAGATGCCCTTGCTAATATTAATCAATCTGAGTTCCTTCCACCGACAGATTATATAAGGATAGGGTTTATTCTGATAGCAAATGATGCTGGATTGTGGACGGCCAATACTGACGACATAACAGATGGTGTGGACGTTGATACGGCCACTTTTTTTGACATAACCAGTTCATACAGGGAGATTGATAGTAAAATCCTTGATTCTGATGAAATAGCCAGAAATAAAGGGACTTTCTTTATGTCTGCCAATACTCCCAATAAATACATAAGATTCTTCCTTCATACATTGACAGGAACGGTCCAGTTGACCATTGAAGGGGAAATTGTTCCAATTAGCTTGAACTAGGGCTACAAGGATGAAACAGAAAATATTAGGCTCTCCCGCTCATCAGTGGACCAGGAATGATAACTTAGCTGATGGCGGCAAGACGTATATGGATTCAACTGGTACGCATGGGGGTTTCGGAATAATACGAGTCGGTGATAACGAAGAGTATGGTTACTTTGGATTCAGTTCTTCGGGTGTGATCACGTTAATAACAAACTCAGCTAATATAACCACAACCGAGGACAATGCAGGTAAGTTCAATATATTCAACGCCGCCGGATTTGTAGGATTCAACAATGAACTAGGTTCAATAAAAAACATACTCGTTGTTGCCTGGTTCAGTTAATTAAGGAGACTTTTTATGCTTGGCATCCATAATAATAATTTAAGAGTAACGGACAGATCATCTATAATATTGCCCGGTTGTGTAAATGACCCTGTCTCTCCTGTTAATGGAGAGGTGTGGACAAATTTAGATACGTCAGAGATTAAAGCCGTTTTCGGGGGGCATGTTTGCACCATCCCTCATGAAGGGTTTGATCGTTGTTGCCTATCTAAGAATGACTCTCAGACTATTGATCCGGGTGTTGTTTGGACGGATGTAGAATGGAATGTGGAAGATCATGATAGCAACGACTTACATTCACTTTCTTCCAATATTCAGAGAATAACTATAAGAAAGGATGGCTTCTATGTTTTTCTTTATAAAATTCGGATGTCATCGGACGATAAGTTTAGTTACGATCTGAGAATAAGAAAGAACGATACAGTAAATCTTCTTCATTCAGAAAGTACGGGAGTAGGGAGTAAAGACTCTTCCATATTAACAATAATCGACGAAACCCCTCTGGTTCAGTTAAATGAAGGGGACTATTTATCATTGCAAACGAGACACGACGACAATTTTTCAAAGGATATATTGCCAATCGGTAGTTTTTTTGCTTGTGAGCGAAGATATTGAAATGGTATCTTGAATTAAAAGGGAATGAAAAGTTACAGTTGAAGCTGGTTGTAGCATGCTTAATTGTAATCATTTTTCTGTTAATATATATACTGTTACAAGAAAAATCAGTTGAGTTTTTCGTTGATACAGAGGAATTATATAACGTCTTTATCAATAATATTCATTGTCCAATATGCCATGGGAGTTAATTATGCCTAAGAATACTGCAAAGCAAGGAAATACAGGTAAAACAAAAGTAAGTGCTACAAAACCTACCAAACCTGGTAAATCAGGTACCCGTGTAAAAATCACAAGAACAAAGAAATAGAGGGTACATAATGTCTAAACAAATAGTTCTGGGGGGGATAAAAGATCACGCCGCACTTGACAAATTACTATGGTCAATTGCGGGGCATCTAATTGATACAGATTTAGACCTAGGAAATAATAACATAGTAAATATTGGTGAGATAATAACGTCCGGGATTATCAGATCAATAACAAATCAATATGGACCCGGCATTTTAATTCATCTATTCGGCGAAGAGACGCCTGAGCACACAAATCAGACAGGATCATATGATCATACTGGGGGTGCTTCCGAAAGGTTGTTCACGAAGACTATAGGTGATGATTTTACTGCTGACGATGCCATTAATGAGAATTTCATAAAATTAACAGGGGTAAACGCAGGCACCTATGCAGAAATAAAACAATTCATAGATGTAAATAATGTTGTAGTCGATGGTTTCGGATTAGATGGAGATTTTGCACCTCAAACATTCGAAATAATTAAACACCCTACATTTTCATCTGGTGCAGGGCCGAGACATGAATTTTCTGTAAAAGATAAAGGCTCTTTTCAAATATCTAGCTACGGTTATACTGGATCAGGGATGGTAAAGCTTTTTAATCGAATCGCCGCTGACGTAACATCTTGCCTGAGAATGGATATTGAAGGAAATGGATTTAATGATTTGGAGGGTATCCGCTTAGCATACGAACCCGGAGACATTCAACCAGGGGATAGGAATGATCTAATTCATTTATCTTTGGATGAGACGGGCTCGGTAAATGCTGATGGAACAACCCATGTTCATATGATAGAAATAGAAAAAACAAACTCGAATCCAAATCTAAGCACAGATGCAATCCATGTAAATCCAGGGTTTGAAAAAGCCCTTCATGTCGTCGGCACTCCATCTGAAGACCCTGGTTACGGATATGAGGTCTCGTCCGGATCTGTTGTTGATCGTGTTAACTCTGGAGGTGGCGGAAATGATGCTTTTATCGTGGCAGGTACCGATGTTGTATTATTAGATTCCGTCAATGATTATTTTCTTATAGGATCGGATAACACATTCGAGATTATAGATGTATCGCTTGTTACTGGCGGTGCTTTTGATTCACAATTGGAGTTTTATTATTCTACTGCTGGTTCTGGGTTTGCCGCCTGGACACAATTCTTTCCTGCAGACAGCACAAACGGGTTCCAGAATTCAGGGCTTATTGCTTTTAGTGCTCCCGGTTCTTGGGCCAAAGACGATGAAGCAGAAATTGATGGTGACATAACAGATGCTTATTACATAGGAATTAAGCGAACTCGACTAGGGTCTTATACAACACCTACAGAAAGCTTTTTCAAGACCTTTGCAGATCAAACAGGAGGAATGATAATAAGAGGTGATGGGGTGGTACAATTACCTTATCTGGGGGCTGCTCCTGCCAGCTTAGTAAATGGAATGATGTGGATGGAAAACGATGGACTTCATATTTATTATAACGGAGCAGAAAAAACAGTTGCAGGAGCTTAGGGAAGTATTAAATTCAAAATTGGTGCCAATGAATATCCTGGATAAGTTGACATGTGGTGGTGGAAGCGGTAGACTGTTTATAGCATACCCGCCAAGCCTCTGCCTTTGCATGCTCAATATTGGTGGGTTTTTCTTTTTAGGGAGCCACAAATAGAAGAATCTAAAAATTGTCTTTTTTTGTGTCTTCTTCTTGTTTTGGCGCTCTGTGGGGCACTGTTTATCTTTAGTCTTCACATGTTTAGCAGAATAAATGCCATTGAAGGCCGGAGAGTCGAAAAAATACGGTCCACCAATAACCACATAAAAGGAGAATTAAATGGATAGTTCAGACTTAGAAAACAGATTCACTTACCATGCTCCAAAAGGAGACCAACAAGAAAGATATGTCGAGTTAAGAAAACATGCCAAGGAACTTGCGGTGTTAATTGACAAATTTTGCCCGGACAGTAGAGAGAAGTCCTTGGCTATCACAAAGCTGCAAGAAGCTATCATGTGGGCAAATTCATCTATTGCTTGTAATGAAAAAAATAAACAAGAGGTGTAATCCGATGACACAAAAAGCAGGAAGTGACAATTCACAGCGATGGTATGCCGCACTAATAAAAAAGCGGTCCCAAAAATTAGAAGACTTAGCTTTTATCGTGAAATGTGCAAAAGACGGAACTACCCCCACAAGAGAAAGTATAATAAAAATACTGGATGGTTAATGAAACTTTTACTATGCACAGAATGTAGTGATGTAATCCGCCTTAAATCGCACAACAAAAAATGTGACTGTGGCAAGGTTGCCGGTAGGTATGTAGACGAAATCAACGCTGTATATACAGGTCCAGCAGTGCCCAAAGGAATTACGAAAATGCTTTTATAGCTGTTTCAAAAGCTTTAGATAATACAACCAGAGAAGCTGAGCTATTAATATGCCTCTAAAACGGTGCCAATCTAACGGTAAAATGGGTCATAAGTGGGGTGACTCCGGAAAGTGCTTCATTGGCCCAGAATCAAGACAAAGAGCAATTAATCAAGGCAGAGCAATACAAGCAAACAAAAAAGATCAAGTACTGCCGTTGTTCACAAATTCCCCAGAACAGAAAAAAGAAACAATCAGGCAAAGGCGAGAACAGGTAATAAGAGCTGGGGGGAGTCTTCCAAGACCCACCAAGATCCCACCTAATATGGCATCTACCGCTACTCTTGAGAGGTCATATTATTCCTCAATTTTATCCATCATTTCCCCAGTAAGACAAATCCTTCAGGAAGTACTCCTTCCCAGCTTACCTGCTATCATAGATGAGTTTAAGAGAGAAACAAGGGTTGACACTTTTGGAGAAACTATAACACAAAAATTTGGAGATATAAATATAGCTTTTAGTGGTGTTTTCACCGAGTCAGAGTTGGGACAGGAGGCAGAAAAAATTAGCCTTGAAACTTCTGATTTTAACCGGAAACAGGTAGATAAACAATTCTCATCGGTTCTCGCCGTTAGCCCAATAAGGACCGAGCAATATTTAATTCCCCTCGTAGATAGTTTTGTAGAAAGAAATGTAGGTTTAATAAAATCAATACCAGAGGAATTTTTAAAAGATGTTGAAATCTTGCTTCGAACAAGAATTGAGCAAGGAGCAACAACAACGTCAATTACAAAAGAAATAAAGGAGAAATTCCAAAGTACAAAGAAACGGGCTAAGCTCATAGCCCGTGATCAGATAGGAAAATTCCATGGCAAGCTAAGTGAATTGAGACAGACAGAAGTAGGTGTAACACATTATTTCTGGGAAACTTCTGATGATGAAAGGGTTAGGCCAAGGCATGCGGCAGTAGATGGAAAACGTTTTTCTTGGAAGTCTCCACCGGCAGTAGGGGCAAAAGGAGCAAAATTGCACCCTGGACAAGATTTTCAGTGTAGATGTTGGCCAAGGCCAGATTTAACTGATTTTTTCGCTAGTAGCATAACGAGCCAAGAGATATCAAGGCTCAGCCCTATACAAGCGGGGTTTTTATAGGGTTTTAGATTCCAAGAAGAAATAAAATAGAAAAAAGAGGTAGATTAAGAAGGTGCCTGTATAGATGAAACTACCTTGGTATCTTGAAATAGCACCCGGACCTATGAGAATAAAGAAAGGTCAATGGGTGCGCCCGGTTAGGTTAACCAAAAGAGCGATAATTTACTTGAGGTATACTTATTCAAGTCTTATTAATGCTTAATTTGGGCCCGTTATAATATCGTTAACAATTAAGGGGTTAGCTATGAAAAAAAAGCAATTAAGGGAGAAAACCGGCCAGCTAATTCTTCCAATTATGCACTCTACAACGTTGAGATAGTAAGACAGAAGATAGAAGAAGTCTTGTCTGTTTTAACAAAGCAGGTAAAAAGAAACGTGACGTCAATTAAAAAGCTTGATTAACGAACAATTCTATTGACATTTGAAAAAAACATGGATAAAATTAAAAAAGATAGGTATAGTCAGGATGACAAATGGAAGAAAGAAATCGCTGACATAATAAAAAAACATGGATTACTGCCTAACCAATATACTGGTCAGGTAACACTGATTTTTTATGCTGGGAGAATAAGAAATGCTTTAAGGGGACCAAAACCCCTACCTATTAATAAAAACTAAATCCGACCATTAATTCCCTACCCATTGCTGGTAGTCTAAATTAAGCCCGGATCGTAATTAACGACATATATATTGTTCGTTAAAGACGATTCGGGCTTTTTTTTTGTGCTTGAGGACTTATGTTAAGAAATTACAACTTTAAACTTGATACAAGCAAGATAAATACAACTAAAGAGGGTTATCTTGATTGTGTTGGTTCTTGCGCTCGCATTGGGGTACAGGTTTATTCCAAGGATGGGAAACCGTTTAAAGAATTCCGGTCTGAAGAGGAAGTATTTAACGAAGATAGCCTTGAAAGCCACAAGCTCCAGCCGGTAACTATCCAACACCCTAACAGCTTGGTTGATTGTGATACTTTCAAAGATTTATCGGTAGGAATAACAGGTACCAATCCAAGGCGAGATGGGGATTTTCTTAAAAATGACTTCCGAATAATGGACGGAGGGGCGATTAACTGGATTAAAGATCAGGTGGAGAATGGCAAAGAAGTTGAGATATCCATGGGTTATAACTCTGAGGTAATAGAAGAACCCGGAATTTTCAGAGATGAAAAATATGATGCAATTCAGAAGAATATAAGAATTAATCACGCAGCTTTATGCGACCAAGGATCGGCAAGGGCCGGGCGCGGTGCAAAATTAAAATTTGATAGTGAAGAGACGGGGAAATTAGTCTCTTTTTTAATTGATCATCAAAAAGAAGATAAAACTTTACAAAATATTATAGTTTCAAAAGGAATGGCCCAGACCACCGACTTTGCCAAGAAAATGGCGAGTGAATTCGGTGATAATTCAACATTAAAAGAAGGTCATCATAGTTTTGAATTCGAACAAAAACCATTAGAAGGATTCGACTTAGGAAGCTTTAGAACGTTCAATATCGGTAATAGGGGCATTTCATTAGTATTTGCAAAACCCAAAGAAAGGAAAGATTCGATGAAGCACATTAAAAAGGATCAAGTGGCAATAGAGGGTTTTCACATGGATATGATAGATGTGAATTATCACGATGAATCTGAAACCGTTGTTTCTCTTTTATCCCGGAAGCTTGATGAAGCAGTGGCAAAGATCGGCGAAATAGCGTTACAGCGCGAAACCGCCAAAACTGATAGTGAAAAAGCTATTGCCGAAATCAAAGACGAAACCAGCAAAATTAAGGCAAAGGCCGATCAGCTGGAAGAGAATGCAAAAAAGAAAGATGCAGAAATCTCTGAATTGACCAACCTCGATTCAGACCGGATGCAAGAAATGTTAGCCAATAAAGCTGAGATGAAAGCTGTTGCAGAACATTTCAACGTTGATATCGAAGGAAAGACCGATCACGAAATCAGAATAGGTGTTATCTCGGCGGTATCGGAAGGTTATAAGGCTGATGGAGATAGCGGAAGTGAAACCTACGTCGCTGCAAGATATGATCAAATCTGTTCTTCTATCAAAGACGATATAGAAAAGACTGATAAGTCGAAAGAATCCTTGTCTTCGTTCTTAAAAAATATAGACAAGGGGAAAAACGACAACAAGGAAACCCCAAGAGCAAAAGCTATGGAAAGAAGCAGAAATATGTGGAAATCTAAAGCGGCTTAACGGGTTTCTTGCCTTAATAAAATGACTTTCCGATCTGCAATGATTTTAAAAAGGAGAAAAGATGCAAACAAGTTATTTGGACAACCAGTTACCGGCAATTCCTGGGATGCTTTCTGATAATGTCCAGACAGAAATTATCAGCAGGATAAACAATTCCAAGCAGACAACCAGCGTGGTTATATCAGCAGCAGATTTATCCACAACGCTTACGATTAATGGTACTGCATTTAATGTAAATGCTGGTGCAGCTTCATTGACCAAGACAGAATTAAGGGATTTGCTTATAGCTGCAATTAATGCAGGAGCACAACCTGTAACTGCATCAATAAAAGATGCTGATGAACTTTATGTTGAAGCTGATGTTTCTGGAACTGCTTTTACATATGCCGATACCGTAAATGTTGCATCTACCGATGTCATCTTGAACGAAGCATCTGTAGAATTCGGAAAAGTCGTTACTGCCGACTGGGGTACAGCTACAAGGCAAAACAGAGCCCATCTACCTAATCTGACAACCGATATTACCAACGCAGCAAAAGTACTCGGTGTGGCAATTCATGAACACACCAATATGCAAAGCCGCCCAGCTGCCAATAACATTGGTTACGATCCTCAATCCGCCATGTCTGTACTGAAGAAGGGTAATGTATGGGTTGAAACAGAAGTAACAGTAGTCGCGGGTGATCCTGTTTATGTCCGGTTTGCTGCTACTTCCCCGGAAAAACGAGGAGCTTTCCGGAATGATGCAGATACATCCGATGCCTCGGTATTGCCGAGCGCACGATTCCAACAAGATTCAGAGGTCATTGATGGCCGGAATTTAACAATTCTTAACCTGAACCTTACGTAATATTCCTTCATGAATAAAGGGATACAGGTATAAAAAAAATAATCTTTTAGGAGGGGTTAATGTTAGAAGGAATTCGTTACGATCAAGTAGAAAATTTAGCACGGCAGACACTGGATGCCCAAGAAACAATGCATTTTCTCCGCCAGCTAGAGGAAATTGAACCAAAGCTTTATGAATACGATGAAAGACTATTAAAATATCGGGAGTTTATCCCGGTTAATAACGCCGCCAATCCGGGAGCAGAAGAAGTTACATATCGCATGGTGCGGAGAGTTGGGAAGGCCAAACGTGGTGCAGCTGCTTACGGAAAAGATTTACCGAGAGCAAACGCGTACGCCACCGAACACACACAGAAGGTGTTCGGCATAACAAGCTCTTTTGGCTATAGTGTGCAAGAACTAAGGGCATCGGCTATGGCCGGTACTCCACTAGAACAACAGGAGTCGCGCGCGGCTTCACGGTCAATACACGAGGCAGAAAACGACGTCGCATGGAATGGTGATGATGATTCCGGTATACCCGGTCTGTTTTCTACCAGTCAGAACATCCCTACGCTGGGAGTATCAAAAGACTGGAGTGCAACTGCAAGTGCAGACGAAATAATTGCAGATTTTACCGCTTTGATATCTGCAGTACAGGTTCAGACAAAAGGAACAAGGACGCCTAACGCTGCTTTGTTGCCTATAACTCAATATCTCCGAATAGCAGGTTTGCCACGATCTACCAACAGCGATAGGACGGTATTGGAATTCATACTTCAGAACAAAGAAGCTTATGGATTGGATACTATATCAAGTCTACCAACGGAATTAGACAGTGCGTTTACAGGTGGCACAGAAGACGGTGCGTTGTTTTACGACAGAAACCCGGATGTGTTGGAGCAGAGAATTCCCTTGGAGTTGATCATTCATCCAATGCAGATTCAAGGATTCCAATTCACTTTCAATGTTGAATCCCGGCACGGTGGAACAGTTGTTAGGTATCCACTTGCAATGATAATTGCAACCGGTATCTAATCCTTATTGTTTTTTTGATATTCATTAAAACAATAAAAAAACAGGAGACATTAAGAATGGTAGTTGTGACCAATAATAGCAAGGCAATCGCCTATTTACCCAACGGGACCGGAAAGCACATCCGTTTCCAGCCAGGAATCAACGAGGTGAGCCAAGAAGATCTTGATGCAGTAATTAAACAGGCAGGAAAAAAGTGGGCAAATCATTACTGTAAGTACCTTTCAGTAATAACACCCACCAATGCCGGTAACCATGAAGAGGTAGAAATTGATCTATCCGGTTATTCTCGTAAAGAGCTGGAAAGTTTGCTTGAAACTGAGCAAGTAAAAATAGGCGGAGAAAATCAGGATACTGTAGATAAGATTCAAGAGGAAATGGATTCTCGGTTAAAAGCTGAAGAAACGGACCTCAACGCAGGAGATCCAGCGAGAAAAGAGCAGACTGTTGCTGCCATAAAAGTGTTAATTGCAGATATGACAGATAAAGAGATTGAAGAATTCTCCGACCAAGAAGAGCAAAGGGTTGGTGGACCGAGAAAAACTGTTCAGAAGTTACTCAAGAAAGAAATTGAGACCAGAACCGATCCCAACGAATAAAGCTGAAAATGTCTAATACCACACGAGAAAATGTAATTTGTATCGCACCAGAGTTGGGTGAAGTTGAAAAAGGGTTGTTTGGCTTAATCATTGAAGACGTACAGAAAGAAGTGGGGGCTTGTTTTGGAGACAAACAGGAGCAGGCACAGAGATATCTAGCAGCCCACTACCTAACACTTTTAAATCCAGATGACAAGAACGTTACATCCCCTGGAGGAATTAAAAAGGTAAAGGTAGGTGATCATGAAGAAGAGTATAACGGTCTCCAAAACATCAAAGACTCCACTCGTTATGACGTAACTTCATACGGGTCAATCTACGAGTCAATAAAGAGAAAAACATCAGCTGGTATGGGTGCAATCTTTGTAACACCGTAAAATGTCAAGACTTGAAATAACTGATAGCCGTGCAGAATGGGATAGGCTGAGGCGAGACATAAAATTCGTTAAAAGGAATAAACCAACGGTAAAAATCGGTCTATTTGGAAAACAGGGTTCAGACTTAGTAATTCAAGCCGCTTCGAACGAATTTGGTACAGAAGATGGACACATCCCGGAAAGGTCTTTTCTTAGGTCAACAGTAATAGAGAAAAGGGAAATAATTACTAAATTCGTTGGTAAGGAGTTTATAAATTATATAAAAGCAGTTACCTCACTCGATAGGGCATTAAACAGAATTGGTTTAAAAGTTACATCATTAGTTAAAAGTAAGATAAAAAAAGGACCGTTTACGCCTAATGCTCCTGCAACAATAAAAAGAAAGAAGTCAACCAGACCATTGATAGATACCGGTCGCATGCTTAATTCAATAACACATGAGCTTGATAAATAAAGAAACCTATGCAGTCAAAAGAACAGCGACAGGCTCATACACAGACGGGATTTTCGTTGCAGGAGCTGTTACCAACCTCACGGTTAAGGGAAATTGTCAGCCGGTTTCCGGGAATGAAATCTTGCAGATCTCAGAGGGTGACAGAAAAAGACAAGTCATCAAAATCTACACGACAGAAGAATTAATGCTTAATGACATTGTAACGGTTGATAATAAAGAATTTGAAGCACATCCAATTGAGAATTGGTCAAGGCAGGGAAAGTTACAACATTACAAAACATTTTTAATGCTCAAGGACACGTAAAATGCCGGAACGGTTAAATTCAACAAAACAAATAGCAATTCAAGGTTGGATTGAAACCACTTTAGGTATTTCAGCTATATGGACAGATCAAAACTCTTTGAGACCAGCACTACCATATATATCAATCAATATAATCGCAGGACCGCAACTAGACGGAACACCTCAAAGGACTTATAAGACAACCAATATATTCACATATTTATACAGGAAAGTTTTTACTCTTTCAATCCAGTCTTTTTCAAACACGAATCATTTAGCTTTATTGTCTGATTTAATTAACTCAATAACATTGCCATCAAAAGCGGGAATATTGAAAGCAGCAGGTTTGGCGGTCTATAACAACACCAGTATATCCCCAACAAATATATCAGAACTGATTAATACGGGAATTGAAAAGCGCGGATCGATTGATGTGACAATGGCATATGCTGAAGAAGTAGACGATCCAACGGGTGAGATTATCAAAACAAATGTATCTGGAATATCTGGAACGAAATTTGAAAATGTCAATACAGATATAGAAATTTAGGAGATCAAATGAGTACAGAAATTAAAGATATAGTGGAAGTAAACATTACCAGAGAATCTGCACGGGTGACACAGGTTGGATTCGGTACGCCAACGATATTAGGAGAACACGCGCGTTTTACTGATCGTATTCGGTCCTACAATGATCCTGCCGACATGTTAGATGATGGGTTTTTTACAACAGATTCTCATTATTTAGCAGCTATAAAATTAATGAGCCAAGAATTGTCACCGACATTATTTAAGATTGGCAAAAAATTAGCAGATTACAATGCAATCCAAAAAGTTTCATTCACCGGTACTCCGACAGCAGGGACGTGGACACTAACACTGGGAGCAGAAACAACCGGTGCTATCAACTGGGACGACGTTGCAGCAGATGTAGAAACAGCACTTGAGGCACTTACAGCTGTCACTTCAGTCAGTGTAAGTGGAACAATGGCGGCAGGGTTTACCATTGAATTCCTTAATCCGGGATTGCAAGCTGTTTCAACAATGACAGTGACTGTTGGTTCACTCACTGGTGTTACAGCTGGAACCATAACCGTAATACAGGCAGGATCGGCAACAGAGTCATGGAAAACTGCCCTTGCAGCAATCAGGAATGAAGGAGCGGGTGGTGATGATGATTGGTATGCCTTGAGTATTTTGTCACGAACAGAACAGGACATTTTGGATATAGCCGAGGATATAGAAGCCGCCAGTACTCCAAAGATTTTTATCGCCGTTTCAGAAGATTCTGATATTGCGGGTTCTGGAACAGCTGATTTGATGTCTCTGTTAAAAGGGTTAAATTATGACAGAACCGGCTTGGTCTATCTGACATCAGCAGGGCAGAATGAACAGCAAAAAGTTGTTCCAAATGCCGCACCGTCAGCCGGTACTTTTACAATTACATTGGATGGTGTTACTTCAGCGGATATTGCTTACGATGCAATTAATACCGCTATCAAGACCGCGCTAGAGAACATGACCAATATAGGTTCGGTTACCGTTACAGGGATAATGGACGCCTCCGGTTTTACCATTGAATGGGACGGTATTGACGGCAATAAACCGATAAGCGCAATAACCGTTGATGTTTCCAGCTTAACTGGTACAACCTCAACGGTCATTACTGAGGAACAAGCTGGTGAGACTTCATTTCCTGAAGCAGCATGGCTCGGCGGTCAACTACCCAAAACACCCGGTTCTATCACATGGAAGTTTAAAACTCTGACAGGGATAAATCCGGACACATTGACCTCAACAGTTGTCACGAATGTACAAGGAAAAAACGCCAATATTTATGAAACTATCGGTGGTGTCAATATGATCCATGAAGGCGTTGTTGCCAGTGGTGAGTTTATTGGTGTAATCCGTGGGGTTGATTGGATTCAGTCACGAATAACTGAAGAGGTTTTTACTGTTTTAGTAAATGCCGACAAAGTCCCATACACCGATGCCGGTGTTGAAATGATAAAAACAGCAATCCAGTCGGTATTGGAACAAGCTGTTGATAACGGGATATTGGTCGCGAACACAATCACAATAACGGCTCCAAAAGTGGCCGATGTTAGCACAGCCAACAAAGCCAATAGGTTTCTTCCAGATGTAAAATTTGGTGCCACTTTAGCTGGTGCCATTCATAAAGTAAAGATTGACGGCAAGTTATCCATTTAAAAAACGGGAGAAATAAATGAGTTTAAAAACATATAATCCGGAAGATGTGTCAGTCGCAGTTGCCGGAAATCTTCTTGCTCCAGATGATATAAAAGCTGGGTATATTGAAGACAGGAACACGCTTACAGCTGGAACTAGGGGCGAGGTAACGAGAACAAAAAACCTCAATAAAATAATTCAATGGACGTTGCTGCTTCCTCAAACCCATAAAGACAACGATACCCTTGCTGCATTGGCATTAGCAGATGAAGCTTTTATTATTGGCATGAGAGATGCACAGGGCACTATGGTTGCTACCTCTGCCGAGGCAGTATTCACCAAAAGACCTGAAATTGGTAGAGCAAAAGAATCAGGGCAAAACGAGTGGATAATTCAGGGCAAAGGCGAATTGCATGAGGGGGGTAATAGTTAATGGCCCGTGAACCAGTACAGGAAACTATTGACGAAATCAAATATACATTCGGAAGGCACACGCCAAAAAATAGTCGCAGGATATTCAGCAGAATATTAAAAATAGTTGCACCTTCATTAGCCGCTGGGGTAGGAAAAACATCCCTTAGAAGCATAGATGAATTACTCGATCAAAAAATAGACCTCGGTAGTGCTGTCACGATGCTCTGTTCAAGAATGGATGAAAAAGAAGTTGAGGAAATTATAGATAATCTTTTTGATCAAATTTTACATAACGGCAACAGCGATCAAAAAGGATTAGGTAATTGTAAAAAAAATTACGACGCAATATTTGCTGATACCGGAATTGCCCATGTTTTCAAGGTAATAAAACAAGCGTTGTTTGTAGAGTATGATAATTTTTTCGGAGAAGGGGTCAGCCTACAAGAAAGACTGAATGCAGCCAAGGATATGACCCCGGAGAAACAAATATAGATTGGTTTATATGGAGACCGATTTTAGCAAAGATAACCACTTTACAGGAAATAGAGGAATCATGGACAATTGATGATCTATTGGATGCACATGAAGCCTTAGACATACAACAAGCAGCCGAGGCCTGGGAGATAAGACAGGCAAGAGAAAAAAGTAAATAAAATGGCAAAAGGATTAAGTCTCAGAGACCTATTCGTCAGGATCGGTTTTGACGCAGATGATGCCCCCCTGGTTCGAATAGACAGGGGGGTTACTAGTTTAAAGAGCAATTTACGGACGTTGCGTAATGTGTCGATAGCTATGCTTGGTTCAGGAGGCATCGGAGGCATCTTTCTAAAGCTGGCTGGGGAATTCGAGCAAGTAGAGCTATCGTTTGAAGTAATGCTTGGCTCAGCAGAAGAAGCGGCTACGGTATTAGAAGAATTATATGATTTTGCAAAAACCACTCCCTTTGAAGTAAAAGAAGTAATCGGTGCCGCGAAACAATTAAAGGCATTCGGCTTTGAAGTAGACGAATTAATACCCACATTAACAAGGTTGGGCGATGTTGCATCAGGAGTTGTTAGACCTGGTGATAGTTTAAGCCAAACGTTTCAGAGAATAGCTCTTAATTTTGGACAAGTACGAACGGCGACACGATTATTGGGTAGAGATGCGAATCAATTCGCGATAGCCGGTATTCCCATATTTAAAGAGTTAGCAAAAGTAATGGGAGTGGCTCAGTCGGATGTAAGAAAAATGGGAGAAAGCGGAGCAATCAGTTTTGATATTGTTGAACAAGCTTTTATAAATATGAGCGGCGAAGGCGGTCAGTTTTTCAACCTTATGCAAAGACAAAGTAAAACATTTTTGGGTATATGGTCAAACATTAGAGATGTTATTACCTTAGTTGCTAAAGACATCGGAAAGACTCTATTGCCACAAGCAAAAGCTATAGAAATACAATTTTTAAAATTCCTTGAAGTAAGTAAAAGGTTAATAATACAAAAAGGCAAGAAAATATTTGAGGAAATTGGTAAAGGAATGATATTTACCATAAAAATAGGAAAACAGTTAATCAACGCTTTATTACAAGTAACTGATGTTTTCGGGGGGTTGGGGAATACAATAAAAGGTGTAACGATATTATTAGCCAGTATGTTTGCACTATCAACCATAACTGCCATAGGCAATATCACA